CAAGTCACCAGCCGGGCGCGGGTTGACGCTGTACGCCGTCAACCCGACAGCTAATAAGACGTTGCGATACCAAGCCGCATCGCCTATTGTCGCAAGCGGTCGGGCATACTTGCCGCAGCGCGCGGCTTGGGTTGCCGATTGGCTTGACGAAGTGTGTAACGTACCGAGCTCGAAGTTCGATGACCAAGCCGACGCGTTCGTTCAATTCGTGTTAGAATGCGAGACGAACGGCAACGTCGACCCGGTCGAACGTCTCAAAAAACTTGGCTTGCTCGCCGGAGTATAAAGGATGTCTCGCAAACCAACCAACGCCGAACTTGCCCGCATCATCGAGGCGGCGCTTTCGATACTCGAAACCGAGTGGCAAGCCGACATTAAAGACCCGCTGCGCGACTGGATTGACCGCGCCGTCGCGGGCGAAGACGCGCCGGAAACCCGGCGTTGGGCGGCAAGAATCGAAACGTACATTCGCGCGGCGGGTACGACTTGGGCGCGCATCCTTGACCGGCGCAGCGGCCCGCCGTATTACCGCACAAGCGACGCATGGTGCGGTTTTTTTGCAAACTTCGGGTTTGCCCGCGCGCCTACCGTCGACGGTGCGCCGCCGTTTCGTATCGACCCGAGCATAAGCGAATACGTCATGCCGTCGACGCTGCGCATCAACTCTCGCCCGCATTGGATGCGCGCAGGGTATCTTAACGCGCTGCGCGGCGACGTCATCAAGCCGCAAGACATCAAGCGCGGCGACATCGTGACGATTGAGACAAACCGAACCGCGCCCAAAGCGTACGGCGACCATTTCGTCGTTGCGCTTGGTGCGCCCGACGCCGAAGGTTTCTTCGAGACAATCGAAGGCAATGCGTCGGGCCGCAAGCCGACCGGCCCGGATTCGAGACAAGGCGTCATCAAGAATCGGCGTGCGCTGTCGCGCGTGCGTCGTGTGTACCGCTTGCAACCGGCGCACTTCGTCGAGGTCGAATCGTGAATTTCTTGTCGAAACTAAACGCGCGGCTGCGCGTAATGTCGGGCATGATTGATCGCCTCGACAGCTTTACAAACCCGACGTCGTCGCTTGGCGAAGACGGCTTCGACCCGACGCTCGACGCCGAAGTCAAGCCTCCGCGTCATCTTAACGACCAAGAGTTGTTAACGCTATGGCGCGACAACCATTATGCGGGCATCGCCGTTGACGAACGCGTCGAGTCGGCGACCCGTAAAGGCTGGCGCGTCACGACGCCCGACAAGATGCCGCCCGCGCTCGACGTCGATGCAACCGACCTCGCTTGTGACTTCGACGACGATTGGTCGATTTGGCTTGCGGTGCGCCAAGCGCACGCATTGGGCGACCTGTTCGGGTTCGCGGCGATTTTCCCGATTCTCGATGACGGCAAGCATCCATCGGAACCGCTCGACTTGTCGCGCCCGTACAAGCCGTACAAGCTGCTAAACATACTCGTCGTTGACAAGCGCGAACTAACGCCGGTGCGTTGGACGGCGTCAATGGTCGACCGCAATTATCGGAAGCCCGAAGTGTGGTCGTTTACGCCGTACGGGCAAGCGGGCGGCGTCGCCGGGCTGTACATACACCATTCGCGCTTGATTCCGTTTGGCGGTCGCTTCGTGCCGCCCGACGTCGTGGCACAGAATAACGGCGCGGGCGATTCGATGCTGCGGCCCGCTTGGGAAGCAATAAGGCACAAGACGACGATTGACCAAAGCCGGGCCGTCTTGATGAATGATTTTAAGGTCGATGTGATTACAACGCCCGACCTCGATTCGTTGACAACCGCTGACGAACAGCTTGAATACCAAGAGAACAGGCTGCGTATCTTGGCGAAAGCCAAGTCGTTGTTAAACCTTGTTTTGCTTGACGGTAAAGAGACATACCAGAAGACGACGACAAGCGTTGCGGGCGTCGCCGATTTGGATGACCGCACAGCTAACGAACTCTCGTCGGCTTTCCGTATGCCGCAGACAAGGCTTAACGGCGAAGCGCCGGGCGGTTTGAATACCGACGGCGAGTCGCAAACAAAAAATTGGAATGATCAAATCGCAGCCTTGCAACGGCTGCGCATACGGCCCGGCTTGGTGCGCTTGTACCGCATCGCCTTTGGCGCGTCGAACGGCCCGACGGGCGGCGTCGTGCCGCGCAAGTTCTACGTCGAATTTGCTGCGCTCGATGAACCAACCGAACAGCAAGCGGCAAACACGCGGTTTACCGTTGCGCAAACCGACGCGGTATACCTTGACCGCGCGGTCATCTCGCCCGAACGGGTCGCACGCGGTCGCTTCGCCGAAGCGGCTTGGTCGGTTGACTTGCCGCCCGAAAATGACGTCGTGCCGCTCGATGACGTGCCGCTCGACGACGTGCCGCAGCCCGACGCGCTCGATGTTGGCGGCAAGCAAATGCCCGCGTCGGCGACCGTGCTTAACGGTGCGCAAATCGCAAGCATGGTGCAAGTCGCGGCTGCGGTCGCAGCGGGGCAAATTACCGAAGACAGCGCACGCGAGATTATCAAAGTCGCGTTCAACGTCGACGATGATACAGCCGCGCGCATCGTCGGCAAGCCGTCGGCGGTTATCGCACCGCAGCCGGTGCCGACCTTGCCCGACCCGGCGCAGCAACCCGATACGCCTGGCGTGAACAATGGCGAGTAAACCAATCGTCAAAGCACGCGGCGAACGCGGCGCGGGCATGGTATTCTATCCGTTGGCGCAAGAAACGGATTATGCCCGACGCTTGCGCTTGCGCACTCGTCGATTGTTTCAATTGCTGCGCAGCGCGTTCGAGGCGTACGGCGCGCAGCCGTCGCGCTTCGTCGAGGCTGTCGAGCGCATCGAGCGTCAGCTTGTCGCAGACAACCCGGCAAGCGACGTCGCGCGCGCGGGCGTAGCGGTCGATGCGTTTGCGTCGCGGCAAGTCGCACGCTTCGTCGGCGAGTCGTTGGCAATCGACCCGCGCCGTATCGTCGACGTGATGACGGGTCAACCGCTTGCGCCCTTGCTCGACGTGTGGTCGACCGCCAACGTCGGGTTGATTCGGAACCTTGACCAAACGCAACTCTCGACGGTGCGCGAAATCGTCGCGCGCGGGCAAGCCGAAGGCATCGGCGCGAAGGCACTTGCCGATGATATAGCCGCGCGCGCGGGCATCGCCGAACGCCGGGCGCAACTAATCGCACGCGACCAAGTCGGCAAGCTAAACGCAGCCGTCGGCGCGCAGCGTCAAACGTCGCTTGGCATTACGTCATACCGTTGGCAAACGGCGCTTGACGAACGCGTTAGAGCGTCGCATCGTGCGCGACAAGGTGCCGTGTTCGATTGGGCGAAGCCGCCCGACGGCGGGCATCCTGGCGAAGACATCAATTGCCGCTGCGTTGCGCAGCCGATAATTCCCAAAGACCTCGACATCTTCGGCGACGACAAATGACCACAAAGACGGTTTGGCGATACGATGCGGGCGGTAAGGTGCGCACGCGGCGCACGCCCGAAGGATTCTTGATAACCGAAGGTAGCATCGCGCAGCCGGGCATCATGCTTTACGAAGACGCCGACGGCAACGTCACGCGCGAACTTGTCGACGAAGACGTCTTGAATGACCCGAAGGCGAACGCGACGCTATACGGCAAAGCCTTAGTCGTCGAACATCCCGATGCCGACGTCACGCCGGACAATTGGCGAGAACTTGCGCACGGCACGGCGGGCGATTGGTCGTATGAAGATGCGTTGTGGGTTGGTCTAAACGTGTACACGCGCGATGCACTTGACGCAATCGCAGCGGGCAAAGTACAGTTGTCGCCGGGTTATGCCGTGCGTGTTGACGACACGCCCGGCACGCATCCAAAGTTCGGGCCGTACGACACGCGGCAATTGCCCGGTCGACAATACAATCACGTCGCGTTGACTGACGAAGCGCGCGGCGGTCCTAATCTCACAATCCGGCGCGACAGCGCCCGACAAGTCACGCGAGATGACACGATGACCACAAAGCCGACGAAGCCGACGACGCAACCCAAGACAAAGCCGACCGTGCGTCGTGACGCCGACGGTGCGCCGGTCGACGAGACGACGACGCAGCAAGACGCGACCGGCGGCGATGTATACGACCCGCGCGCCGATATGCAAGCGCTGAATCAGAAGTTCGACAAGATGATCGGCTTGCTCGAAAAGGTGTTGGGCGGCGGCGACGACAGCGAAGTCGACGACAAGGTCGATGCTGACGGCGAGCCGATGCCCGATGACAAGGTCGACGCTGACGGCGAGCCGCCCGCGCCGAAGCAAGACAGCGCAGCGCCGGGCCGTTTGCTCGCCGAACGGCGCAAGATTGACGAAGTCGCGGCCCGGTACGGTATCGACGTGTCGACTGACGATTTGCTCGATGCGTCGAATGACAAGGTCAAGCGGTACATCATCAAGCAAGTGCGCCCGACGTTCAAGCGGTACGACAGCGCCGACGCCGTCGCCGTCATGTTCGACGAGTTGTCGAGCGCGCCGACCGCCGATGCGATGTACAGCGGCAACGACTTTGCCGCGCCTTCGCTGCGCGGTATGGCGACCAAGCACGACGCGGCGACCGGGTCGACGCCCGCAGCAAGCGAGGTCAAGGATATGCGGCGCGCGTACGGCGTGCGCGGCAAGGCGTGACGCGAACGCGTCGATTTGTTGGTTCGAGATAACAACCCGCCCGGTGTAGCTGGGCAAAGCCGAAGGTTCTACAATGGCAAATTACGCAGACGTCACGCATCAGACAAGCGTGCGCACTTCGCGCAAGCGCGGGCGTGTCGGGCAACTCGCACACACGTCGTCGGGCGGTCGCAACCATATCGACACGTTCATCAACGCCGACCCGCAGCGCCGTTGGTGGCGCACGTTGACCGTCGATTCGTTCAATGCGGGCGACGTGTACGACATCACGATCAACGGTCGGCGCGTCGCGTATACGGCGGTGTCGGGCGATACCGATGCGTCGGGCGTTGCTGCGAAGCTCAAGACGGCGATTGAGAGTGACCCGGTTGCGGGCGGCGTCGTCACCGTCACGCGCGTCGGCGCGGTGTTGACCTTGACCGGGCGTTGGCCCGGCTTTGACGTCGACGTCAGCAAGGCGAGCGCGCGCGCGACGTTGGGCGCAGCGACCGGCGCGTTGACGGCAACGCCGGTGCCGTTCGGGCGTGTCCTGTTCGCCGGGTCGGTGGCTGCGAAGGCGGGTAATAAGCGGGCCAAGTTGCCCGCCGCAGCCGACTTGTCGCTTGCGTCGCACGCGTTGACGCCGGTTGTGGCGAACACGACGGCGTACAGCGTCGAAGTCATCTCGCCCGAAGGCACGAAGTACACGTCGGCACCGTACACAAGCGACGGGACGGCGGATGCGAAAGAGATTGTCGACAACGTCAACATCGCAATCGCCGCGTTGTCGGCGTTCATCGCAGCGGGCGGCGCGGTCGCCGATGACGATGCGGTGTTGACCGTCACGTTGCCCGACGGTTGGATGTTGAACGCGTCGGGCGCGTTGTGGGGCAACGTGCGCACCGCGCCCGTCAACGCCGATGCGAAGTTCGTTGGTGTCGCCGTGTTCTCGCATACGGTCGCGCCCGACGTGTTCGATGGCGGCGACGCTGACGGCTACGGGCCAAACTCGACTATGGATGTCTTGACCGGCAACGGCGAGATTTGGGTCGAAGTCGACGCGGCGACCGCGCCAAGCGACCCGGTGTATGTCGAGCTTGCGGGCGACGATGCGGGCAAGCTGTACAAGACAAGCACGGCGACCCGCGCGCGGCTGCGTCGGCTGCGTTGGTATGAGGACAACGACGGCGCTGACGGCATTGCAATTGTGCGCGTGCTTGACGCGTCGCTGCCCGACGCGTAAGGTCGGCAACGATGAACGCGCCGGTGTCACAACACGACACCGGCGCACAAGATAAAACCGGCCCGACGGCCCGTTTTGAGGTTTTCAGATATGACCGCAAACATCGAAGTCCTCTCGCGCAAAGACGCGCGCGCACATATCAACGCGGCAAAGGTGCGCGAATCTGACGTCGTCGCGTTCAAGCGCGCGCGTATGCTCGCCAACGCGGCGATGTTGGCGACGTTGCACGCCGGGAACCCGGAGTGGCGCTTGCGCGTCGACGCGCGCTTTCGTTCAAATCCGGGCATGTACAGCGCGCGCCAACTTGAGCAAGTCTTGTCAGAAGTCGAGCGTACCGACTACCCGGCGAACAACTTTCTTGAGCTTATCCCAATGGTAAGCGAGGTGTCGCCCGGTGCCGAATCGTTCACGATTCAACGCATCGACTCGACGGGCAAGCCGAAGGTGCATCGGGGCAAGGGTAAGGACATCCCGACCGTGTCGTTGTCGATGTTCGAGGCGAATTACAAGGTTCGCCCGTACGTCTTGGGCGTCGAATGGGATCACTTCGAGGCGATGTCAAGCGACTTCGCAAACGCGAACATGCAAGCCGAGATGTTGCTTGCTGCGCGCGAGTCGCACTTGCAATTCGCCAACGATCAGACGGCGTTTGGTGACGAAGATAATGACATATACGGCGTTGCGAATAACCCGTTCGTCAACAAAGTCGTCATCGCAACCGTGTTCTCTGAAGGCACGGCGGGCGACTTGATGTTGGCGGCGTTGAACCGCATCGCCAACATGCCCAACCGCATCTCGAAGGGTACTCGCCGCCCGAACCGGCTTGTCGTGTCGCACCGCATCGACGACATCATCAGCTCGACGCCGCGCGGTGCCGGAACCGACTTGAGCGTGAAAGAGGTGTTTTTGCGCAACAACTCGCACATTCAAGACATCGTGCCGGTTCACGAGTTTGAGGGTGCGGGCGGTGCCGACAACATCGACATCATCTTCGCCTATACGGCGGGCGACAAGTACAGCGCGCGTAACGTCGTGCCGGTGCAGTATACGCAACTCGCGTTGCAACAAAACGGCTATGATTACACAATCCCGACGTTTATGACGCACGGCGGCGTTGTGATGTCAAAGCCGTTGGGCAACGTCGTTGCATACGTCACCGTCAGCGAGTCTTGACGTAGCGGCCCGCGTCAAGGATGATGCGCAACAACGGCGCGGGTTGACGATGCCCGCGCCGTTGCTGTTTAATCAATCGTCAGAAACAAAGGAAACGTGACAAATGGCAAGTGCAATCAAGCGAAACGTACCCGCGCCGAAGGCTTGGGATGCCGACTTTAAGCCGCAGCCCGGCGACAGCAACGCGGTTGTCGTCATCAACTTGACGACAAACATTATCGAAGTGCCTATCGGCGACGACAAGGGTAAGCCGGTGTTGCTTGGTGCGTCGATTGATCGGGGCATCGTCGGCGCAGCGCAGCCGGAACACGAGACGACGGCGGGCGTCGTGCGCCGGGCGCGAATGAATCCGGCTGTCGATATGATGTTTGCCGGCAACCGCCCGGCGCTCGAAGTGCGCGGGCGGTTGTACACGGGCGTCGATATTGGCGAGGTGTCGACGTGACGACGCCCGCGACGGTGCGCGCGCTTGCGCCGGAGTATGCCGCAGAAACCGACGAAGTCTTGATGACTTATCTTGACTTTGCCGCGCAGCGTCTTGACGCGCGCGCGTTCGGCGGCGTGTATGCGCAAGCTGTCGCATACCTTGCCGCGCATATCTTGACGATTGCGCGGCGCGGCGTCGCGGGCGAAGCGGGCGGCGGTGCCGGTGCCGGGCAAGGTGCGTCGGGCGCGGTAACAGCGGTGTCAACCGGCGATTGGTCGGTATCGTTTGCGGGCGGCTTGAACGGTTCCGAAGGCGGCGTCGACACACTCGCCGAAGCGTCGTTGATGACGACGCGCTTTGGTAAAGAGTTCTTAGCGTTGCGGCGCACGCGGGCCGCAAGCCGTAGCCGCGTCATCAAGCCGGGTTGATGCTATGGCGAAAGCGACCGTCAAGATAAAGCTCGACACACGCAAGCTCGACGCACTCGTCGAGGCGATGCGCGCGCTGTCGACGCAGCGGGTCAAAGTCGGCGTGCTTGGCGCGGCGGGTTCCGAAAACGTCGTCAAGGCGGTCGCAAACGAGTTCGGCACCGCAGACATACCCGAACGGTCTTTTCTGCGTGCGACGTTCAACGCGCAGCGCGCGGCGTACATCAACGCGTTGCGCCGGGCGGTTGACGCAATCGTCATGCGTCGCATGACACCGCAGCAAGCGTTAAGTTTGTTGGGCGTGCGCGTCGTTGCCGACGTGCAACAAACGATTACCGAACTCGACACGCCGCCGCTTGCACCGGCGACGGTTGCAGCGAAAGGCTCGACGCAACCGCTTGTCGATACCGGGCGGCTGCGCGCGTCGATTGCTTTTGAGGTCGTACCCGCGACAACGGTGCGTGACGAAGGCGGTGCGAAATGAGCGAACCGCTAGGCGCAACAACGGTCAACGTGCAACGCCGCGCGCCCCGTGCCGTCGCAAACATCGTAGTCGTACCGGGCGCGACCTCGACGTTCACGATTCGAGCAAGCGTGCAACCGTTGAACGGTCGGGAGTTCTACCGCTTGCCCGAAGGCTTGCGCAGCCGCGCGACGTTCAAGCTGTACAGCGTCGACACGCTGTACACGGTGCGCGCCGGGTCGACGCAGCCGCCCGACCTTGTGCAAGTCGAGCTCGACGGCGATTGGTTCGAGGTTCACGGTATCGAAGCGCACGGCAACTGCGCACCGTTGCCGCACAAGAAATACCTACTTGCCGCGCCCGAAGTGAAGTGACATCGTGATAACCTTAACAGCGTTCGAGCTTGAATTAGGCGCTTGGTTGACCGCGTGTTTGCCGGGCGCGTACGCAAACCGCGTCATCGCCGCAAACACGGGCGGCGTTGCGCCGTCGCAGCCGTACGCGACGTTTAAGGTCATCGACGAGACACCGCTTAATTGCCGGGTCAAGGCGACGCTGACGGGAACGGCTGCGCCGGGCGGTGCGCCGGGCGATTTTGTCGAGGTCATCGAGCAAACGCAGCGATTGCTTGTGTCGTTGAATTTGTACGGCCCGACCGCGTTTGCCGATGCGCAAGCGTTCGTGTTAGAGTATCAACGAAGCGCGCGCAAAGCTGACGCATCGGCGCGCGGGTTTACGGCTGCGTTTCATACGGGCGTGCGCCGCTTGGTACAGAACAGCGCGACACAAGATGAACAGCGCGCACAACTCGATTTGACGTTGTACACAAAACGGCGCATCGAGCGCACAAACACAGAAGTCGCAACGGTTGACGGCGGCTTCGATTCGGAGTGAATAAACATGACTCTAAACGCGACGCATGACCCGGATGTTTTGGACATCGACGCGGTCGCGCTGTTACCGACAATCGGGCGCGCGGGTTTCGGCTTGGTGTTGTTGGTTGGCCCGAACTCGTCGACCGGCGATTTGATTCAATCGTTCTCGTCAGCGCGGGCCGCGCTCGCCGCCGAAACGGCGGGCAACATCACGGCTGCGCAGCGCGGCTATATCGAAGCGGCATACTCGCAGCCGATTAAGCCGCGCGCCGTGCTTGTGTGCCGTCGCGCCGACGATGTCGCGCAAGTCGCCGACTTCGTCATCGTCGGCGACGACGACGGCGATTACACGTTGACACTCGACGGCGTCGAGTTCACGCACGCGGCGTCGTCGCAGACACAAGCGCAAATCGCAACCGCACTCGTCGCGTTGGTCGACGCGTCGCCGCTGTACACGGCAACCGTCGTCACGTCGACGACGGTGCGCGTGACGGCTGCGACGTCGGGCGGCACGTTCGACATCGACGCCGAAGCGCCGGTCGACGGCGGCATCACGTCGAGCATCTCGACGGCGGGCGTGAATCTCAAGACGGTTCTCGACGCGGCGTTGAATGAGCGCGACGATTGGTACGGCGTCGCAATTGAGAGTCGAACCGACCTCGACAACGGGCGTCTCGCAGAATGGGCGCTGACGAATCAACGGTTCGCCGGTGCGCAATCGTCGGCGGCTGCGCTCAAGTCGAGCGGTTCCGATTGGTCGACGCCGTACGCAGACAACAACCGAATCTTGATCGGGTATCGTTCAAACGCTGCGTCGCGCGCCGTGTTCCTTTGGTTGTGCGTCAAGCTGTCGGCGAACCTTGACCGGCAAACAACGGCTTGGGCGTTGTGCAACTTGGTCGGCGAGACAAGCGAGGTTCTGACAGATACCGAAAAGTCGAACCTCGCAAGCAAGAATATCAACTATTACTTGCCGTTGTTGCGTCAACCGTGTTGGCGTACCGGCAAGATGCGTTCGGGCATGTATGCCGACGAACGCACGTCGATTGATTGGATACTCGCACGCATCAAAGAGAACACCGCGCAATTGTTGCTCAACTTGTCGGCGATCAACGACAAGGTGCCTTATGATAACGACGGGTTCAAACAGATCGAAGGCGTCGGCTTGGCGGTCATACAGCAAGGCGAGCGCGTCGGGCATATTCGACCCGGCACCGGGCGGCTGCGTTATCTGACGCTCGATGACCTCGAAGACATCGACATCGAGTCGCGTAACGCCGTGTTCGAGTTTGGCGGCGTGTTCAACGGTGCGGTCGAATCGACGTATGGGCGCGGGTACTTCTCGCGCGATGACGATTTCATCGCCGCGCTGTTCGACGAACCCGATGCGGTCATCAGCAAGTGACGTAACGCGCGCACGCGGGCGGTTGCCGCGCGTGCGCTTGGCAATATCTCAAACGAAGCGAGGTGCCTTGAATGGGCCAATTAGCAGGAACACACGACATCGGGCGCGACTTGTTCACGGTTGCGGGTCGCCCGGTGCGCGGCGGCGGCGAAAACGACTTCGTGTCGATTGTGCGAGACGAACAGGCGTATGTGAAGAAATACGGGTCGCGCGGTCGCGTGACGCGCAGCAAGACGAATGCCGACGGCGGCACGATGACGTTGACGCTCGAACAAACGGACATCGAAGACATCCGTTATCTCGACGGCATCGCCGACCGCCCGTCGCCGCTCGACATCGTGCCGTTGATGTATTACAACGCCGAAACAAACGTCACATACATCGCAGAGCAGGCATGGATTCAGAAGCCGCCCGACGAAGCGTACAACAAAGCGTCATCGACGCGCGTGTACGTCTTTGACTGTGCGAAGATTGTTAAGCGGCACGGCTTCGCACCGTAATTGACGGGCGCGCGTTCGGCGGGTACGGTACAGCCGACGGGTCAACAACCCGTCGGCTGTCTCATTTGAACAAAGGACAAGACAAACATGGCGAACGAAAACACAAAAATCATCGGCGGCGTCGAGTACCGTACGCATAAGTTGGGCGCGTTAAAGCAAATGCGGTTGACGCCCGCTGTCTTGCGTTGGTTGTCCGGGCCGCTTGGGTTGATTGTCGATTTGTTGACTAAGAACAAAGCGGTTGTCGGCGGGTTGGTGTCTCGCTTTGGCGAGGTGCGCGAGAAGCGCGCAGCG